ACGTGCAGGTATTTGTTGTAGGTTCGGGTTACTGTAACTAAATCTACCAGTTACTGTGCCACCTCTATCTGATCTAAGTTGGTTTATTTCAGCATGTATTCGTCCTTTATGTTCATGTTTTAATATGGTATCTATAAATGTAGTGTGAGCTTTATTTATTTCACGAGCTCTAGCTATTAATTTAACCATCGGGTTTTGATGGTTTTGTAAAAAATTTTTGGTAAAAGATGGAGAATCTGTTTTTTCAGTTCGGTCAAAAGGTAGGCCAAGTTTTTGAAAAACTTGCGCAATGGATCGAGCGGCCCATATTTGCGTATCCACTCCTGTGGCTTTTTTTACTTTTCGTAGGCATTCTTTTTCTTCTGTTACTAGTTTGTCTTTTAGTTGATGAGCTGCTTCAACGTCTACTTTCACTCCTAAAAAACGCATATCGACTAGGCAAGGAAAAAGTTCAGTCTCTAATTTAAATATAGATTCTATGTCTTGATGATTTATTTCTTTTCTCATCTCTTGCCATAAATCTAGTGTAAGTTCTGCGTCTCTCTCAGCATATTCACCCACATACATGGCAGGTAGCTTATACATCTCAGACTTTGCATCTACACCCCAAATAGCTGCTGTTTCGGCTAATACAGCCTCATTTTTGCCCTTTCCGAGGTAATCCCTACCCATGGAGCCTAAATCGTAACGAAAGCGATTCTCGTCCACGAGAGAGCCAGCAATCATGGTATCTACGATCAAACCATTAATTTTAAGTCCTGCAGCTCTAATAAAACATACATCATACATGGCATTGTGAAATATCTTTACAGATTCGTAGTTTAGAATGGTTCTAAACCAGTCCATAACCTTCTTTTTATCCATGTTACCACCACCTTCGTGTGCTATTGGATAATATCCAGACCAACCCTCTACAGCCACAGCGATACCTACTATCTGTCCTTTGCCTGTAATAGAACCAGAACCTGTAGATTTAAGTTCAGGATCTTTTGTTTCTAAATCTATCGCTATCTCATTATAATTAGATAAATCTGGAAATGACTCCGGTGGTAACCACTCAGTCTGTGGACTGAACATGGGTTTCTGTATCATTTTGTGTCCTTCATCTTTTTAATTTCTAATTCACAATAGTGAATAATCTTTTCTAGATCTTTTATACCATCTTTCATCTTATATCTACATGCGTATTTCACAACACATCCTTGGAAAAATGTGAGTTCATTCTTTGAGATAAACTCAAAAGGCTGTATCTTAAAATTTTTGTAGTGTTTGGGTCCTCTTTCCTGTGGGAATATTTTATCCCAGTCGTCTGGATGTGTCATATATTATATCCTTTATATTCTTGTTTTGGTGATATGATATGTAGATGTTCCTTGGTCCTTGTTGCACCAACATAGAACAATCTATTCTCATCATCGGGGTTTTTTTCGTAAGCATTGTATGTGTTCAGACTTAAGTCAGTTAACAATACAACGTTTTGTGATTCACCACCCTTAGCTCCATGTATCGTTGATAATGTAATTCTAGGTGGTTGATTTAGTTTCTCTCCATTCTTTCTCATCTTTCTTAAATAGTCTACATCTCTTTTTGGTGCATCATCGAACGCCTCAAACCAAGGTGTATCTACTTTTAATCCATAGTCTTTCTTCAAAGTTGTCATGTCATAAGAGCTATCTTTCAACATACCTTTTAACTTTGTTTTATCTGTATTGTCATTCATATAACCATAGATTCTTTCTACTTCTTTGTATGCAAGTGGTTGACCTTTACGTAAGTTCTCCCAGTCCTGCGCTGCGTAATGCAGTTCTTGTTCTTTTGTTTTTTTAAATCTGTTTATGTAATATCTACCTTGACGATATAAAACATCTTCTAAATCATTTAACATATATCTAGTTCTTGTTAACACCAGCCATTCTCCTGATGACATATCTACATGTTCAAACTCATCATACTTAGACAAATGACCTGTGTGTAGTTTTGGTTTCCATTTTTTATCTATTCTATTTTTAACTTTATTTATTATTTTCATAGCAACATTGTGCACCATTGCTGGTATTCTATGTGATTGTGTAAGAGGCATCATAATACCTTTTTGTGCAATAAAAGAATCTACGTCAGCACCTGCCCACCTAAATATTGCTTGGTCATCATCACCTGCTACAAAAGAATCTTCTGTATTATTCCATAAAGTTTTTGCCATATCCCACTGCATTAGTGACAGATCCTGTGCTTCATCTATAAATACAACGTCAAACTTTGGACATCTATCTGATTTAGTAAAGTCCGTAATCATGTCATTAAAATCTATTAAGTTATATTCTTTTTTGTATCTTTGTATTTCGTTTGCAATGATATTTAATTTATCTCGTTCAAGATCACCGTTGTGCTCTGCTAAATCATATTGTCTTTCAGGTGTTATGTTTCTAAGTCTTGCAAGATTAATAATTTTTAAATACTCACTGTCTGTTGTAAACCTACCAGAGTGATCGTCTTCGTACCTAGCATAGTTTACAGGAAAACCTATCTTATCTCCTAAGTCTTTGTAGTGACTGCGCTGCATTACGTTTTCTTTTTTTATACCCAACCTTTGAAAAGCTAGCGAATGTAGTGTTCTAAAATATGGTAGGTCGTCCTCTGTAAGATTAAATTTTTTTATTGCTCTGTCCCTTGCTTCGTATGCAGCTTTCTGTGTAAAAGCAAAGTATCCTACCTTATCAGGATCTGTTTGTTTTAAATAATTATCTACTTTATTTAATAGAGTGGTTGTTTTTCCAGTTCCTGGTGGTCCTAATACTATTGTTTTCATATATAAAAATCCTTAAATATAAAATAAGCAGTAGCTGCTGTATAAAATAATAAATCCATGTAAGCTTGTTTTGGCCACATTAATATGGATCCTCCTCTTTTAATTTTTTTTGTTTGTACTCGTCTGTTTTCTTATCAAATTGTTTTACTACAAAAACTGATAATTTATCTTTACCTATTCTTTTATTTTCACAATCACATTTTTCTTTTAACAATTGTGCAGTTCTTGAATATCCTAAATCCCATCTTCTACGCATTAAAAATTGATGATAAAATCTATCAAATACAAAGTGATGATTGCCATCTGATGTCCATACACCACCTTTTTTAAGATCGCTTTTATCTGTTGATACTTGTCTGTTTAAGCAAAACTCTTCTAAATGATTTTGTAATTGATCTTCTGTACGTAATCCTTCTGCAGGTTCCGTAACTTCTGCATTATCTAATAATAAATTTGTTATTTGTACCCACTCTTTTTCTTTTATAGTTGGTGGTCTATTTCTTAATTGTTTCATACACGCCTCCTGGAATAAACTTTGCTGTCTCAAGTATTTTACATTCTCTAAGTATAATCTTTCTCCGTCTACATTGAGATAGTAGTAAGGGTCCTCCAGGTCTATAACCTGAAGGTCGGTCAGCCCAGGAAAGACTATTTCCTGACCGATGCCATACTTTCTAGTTCTACATAAATTTTTATCACACATGCTACACATGGGTTGATCATTACATTTATATCCCCATTCTTTTTTATCATGTTGTGTTACAACTATCTGCACCTCTGAGTCTGATAGTGGCTGCTCCATAGCAGTTGCATTAAATAATATTACTTTAGATTTCCATTCTGCTGGCCATTTTTGTTTGGCATAAGTTCCGTAATGAAACAATGCGTTGTTTCTGCCTCCTTCTCCTATTTTATTCATAGCTAATATCTCAATACAAGGTGGTCCATCACTATATTCTGACTCTGGTCTTTCTACTTTTATATTTTTAACATCAGCAACTTTTGTTTTTTCATATAATTCATAAAAATCTTTTAGTGTAGCACCACTACCATCATTATCAAAAGCATATCTTGTTGTATCGTCACCAGAAAAGTATGGTAAATTTAAAAAATTTCCTGTATCATCTTTCGATTTTAATTCTGTTTGTTTTGGAAAAACTTCTGATCCACCATAACCTAGTACAGCTTTTATTTGTGTAAGTTTATCTTGCATAGATTTTGCTGAGACATAATCTGATGTAAATAAAAATACATGTGCACCACCTGACTTAGATCTAAATACTATCAGCGGTAAATTTAATTCTTTAATTTTATTTATTAATTGTTTGTGATCAAAACCTGCGTAAGAATCTATGTCTATACATCCCCACTTGCAGTTGTTGTCATCATTTATAGGTATAACACCTAAACTCTCTATACCTTGTAAATGTTTCAACCATAATTCATCTGTAACTGGTTCACGTTTTACAAAAGATTGTCCTTTAATTTTTTTACCGTCACCATTTGATTCGCCAACTTTAGTGACACCATGAGCACGTTCTAACCCTTCAAATATACTTTTAAAATACCTTATATTTTCCATAATAAAACTGGGCGTTTCCACTCTCGCTTTGACGCCCAGTACCTAGGATATGTTTAGTATGGTTGTGCTTGTGAATTGGTTTCAGCTTCACCATGCTTCGCCTGTATCTCACCTTTACCTACACGTTCTGCAAAGCTTTTCGCTATCTCGTAGACTGCTCTATCTTCGATAGGACCAACTTTACTTACGTCCCATCCGAACCATGATCCTTTGTCATTAGACATCGGTACGGTTTTTAGGCTGTAAATGTGGCTATATGTTGGCGGAGTGAAGAGTCCATTCTTACCCTGCATTTTTATACCCATCATCATTGAGTTCCACTTTCTACTCACTTTTAATTGAGTAGCTTTCATAGAAATCAAAGCTGTGGTTGGACTACTACCCATCAGAATCACAAAGTGACTCGCAGTGTTTTCAAGATAGTTACCATTTGCTAATCTATCTTTATAGTCTTTACCCCTAGTGGTTTGACTAATTATATCACTGTCTGCCTCGTGGATAGCAACAGGTGCACCAGTGCTGGTACCTCTGTCTTGCCATTCAAT